GGTGGGCGTGGCTGTCACATCGCGCTTGGCAGGTTCCAAGGCTTTTATGACAAAGGTAATATTCGGCAAGGACCCCAGGGGCCGCGTGGAAGCCCGTGAGTTTGAAACCGGACAGCAGTCGTTATTTGAAGACAGCGCTAATGTGATACCAATGCACCAGGAAGGAGGAGAATAAGATGATAACAGAAGCGATGGAAAAGGTCATAGAATTGGCACAGCCTGAAATTATGGAGATTAAAGACAGGTCGTATTCAACTAAACCGTTATTCCCGGTAAGAGAGCCTATCCCTGACATATTAGGAGATATTCGTACCCTGACCGGATTGGCGGATTACTTGGAAAGCAATGTGGATAAATTAGAGATGGCCCAGCTCTTATTCCATATACAGGGACCCACAGAGGTATATTTGTACTCACGTTTAACCGGGGAATTTTTGACCCGCCCCCGCTATCTGATTGCTACAGCCGATGTCCCCGATTTCCATTATGGTCACTATTACGATATTGAGAAGTTTATTATCAAGCTGCAGACCGCGTTTTTGTCCAGCGAACCGCAGGGGCAGTTGCTAAACATCGTGGGGAACCTCAAGGACTCAAATACAAAGAAATTTAAAGATGACGGCGTGACCCAGGAGGTGACCATAGCCGGTAAGAAATTGGCAGCAAAAAGGCGAAGACCCCTTGTAAAGCCCCACAAAGCTCCACGTTACGATGATGTATATTTTGAAGGATTGGCGTGGCTTGATTCACTTGCTGGTAAGGCAATACCAGAAGGAGAAAGCGAAGCTGTTTTTTCTGATTCAATAAAGACCGGCATCACACGGGTGGAAGAAACCGAAATACCGAACCCGATAATATTACAGCCATATAGGACATTTCTCGAAATAGAGCAACCCGCAAGCCCGTTTATTTTCCGCCTCAAAGCTGGTCCGAACGAAGCAAGTCCGGTATGTGCCGCCCTGTTTGAAGCCGATGGCGGGGTATGGCGCCTGCAAGCAATCACCCGGATAAGGGACTGGATAAAGGGAGCGGTCTCCGGAGTAGCGGTTATTGCGTAATGTCCGCAAGGTGGACAAATACTGGCTCGGAGAGAATGAGATGGCCACAAAAATAGAATGGGCGGATGAGGTTTGGAATCCGGTTACCGGGTGCTCTCCGGTGTCCGAGGGATGCCGGCACTGTTATGCCCGGCGGATGGCCACGCGGTTAAAGGGGCGTTTCGGATATCCGTCAGATGATCCTTTCAAGGTAACCTTCCATCCGGATCGGCTAAACCAGCCGTTGAAGTGGAAGAAGTCGCGGATGGTATTTGTCTGCTCTATGGGGGACCTGTTTCACCCTGATGTGGATGAGGAATGGATTTTAGCGGTATGGCAGGCTATGGGCGAATTCTACGACGCCGAAGGGGAGATCCTGCCGGTAAAGGACAGGCCCGGCCATACATATCTGGTCTTGACCAAACGTCCGGAGAGGGCGCTGGATGTTTTGAGTAGGAGGTATCCAAGGGGCTTTGAGAGGCGAAACGTGTGGATCGGGGTTTCGGTTGAAGACCAGGAGCAGGCAAACAAGAGACTCCCTGTGTTGATGCAGATCCCGGCCACGGTGCGGTTTGTGTCTCTTGAGCCGATGTTGGGGCCGGTGAATTTGAAACCCTACCTCTGCGGATTTAAAAAAGAGTGGGATGCGGGCGATATCTACACGTCTCCTGCGCCGGTATTGGATTGGGTGATCGCGGGATGCGAGAGCGGCCCGGGCCGCAGGCGAGCGGATTGGGATTGGTTTAGCTTCACAAAGGATCAGTGTAGGGCGTACGGGAAAAACGTCCCCTTCTTCCTGAAGCAGATGGAGGTTGACGGGAAGTTGGTCAAGATGCCCGTGTTGGATGGGAAGGTTTGGGATGAGGCCCCGAAATAGTGGTCAGTGGTCAGGGGTCGACCACAAGATGTTGTGGGGCGGTACCGTTTTTGGCATACAAGATATAGTGGTAGGAGTTAAAATGAAAAAACCAAAAATAGAGATGATAAAAACAGAAGACCTGCGCCCATACCAAAACAACCCCAAGGCCCACCCCCCGGAACAGATCGATCTGATCACCGAGTCGATCAAAGAGTTTGGCTTCCAGGTTCCGGTTCTCACAGACAAAGACAACGTCATCATGGCAGGCCATGGCCGCCACCTCGCAGCCCAACAGCTCGGCCTCAAAACCATCCCCGTCATCCGGGCCGACGACCTCACCCCCGACCAGATCCGCGCTTACCGGATAATGGATAATAAATTGCCCGAATTAGCCCCCTGGGACTGGACGGCCATAGCCAGGGATTTCACTTTAGAGGAAATAACAGACCTTACACCACGTGTCGGCATGTCAGACAAAGAGCTTAACCAATTTATAGATGCGACCCACAACCCATTGACCCCCTCAGAGGTCCGGGCCGCAGCAGACAATGTGGACATGTCTAATCCATGACGGGAAAAGTAAGGGAACTGCTAATGAGCTCAAGGTGGCTCAACGGATGAAAATTCCTTACACATGCCACACAATAGAGCCCAGTAAATATAAAACCAGCGTTGGTTTCGATATCGAGACAGAATGGGGTATAGATGACATCCAGGCAGAGCTGGCAAACTTAGAGGATCTGGTATGACAGATAAGCTCCAAAGACTAATAGAAACCGCCACCGACGCCGACAAAGTGGAGCTCAAGATCCTTCACAACGCATCTGTGGCGTGCCTCAAGGCATACAACGACGAACCGACCGCCGCCAAAAAGAAGGACCTCGACGCGGCCCGTACAGGCTTAGACGCCGCCATTGCCCGCATGTGGCCCGTGTATTTCCCGGAAGAGGATCGGTTTGAAAACGCCAAGGAGGCGATCGCGTATCTCCTGGGCAAGGGCTATAAGATCGCCAAATCCAAGTTTTACAAGGACCGGGGCAAGAAGTTTAATGTCAATATAGACGGGTCCATCAACAAGCGCGAGCTCCTGCTCTATGCCAAAACTCTTAAATACCTCGGCGATCCGGCAGCGGGTTTAGATAAGATCCAGCGGAAAAAGGTCGAATTAGAAACAGAGAAGCTGGCTAAACAAACCGAGCTGTTGGATTATGACCTCAAGGTCAAAGAGGGCGCATATATTGCTCGGGAAGAGGCGGAGATGGGCAGGGCCGCGGCAATATCCATTATAGAGGCCAATATCCGTAATATGCATTTGTCCCTTGCAGCAGAGTGGATCGACCTGGCAGGCGGGGACCCCCTGGCCACCCCGAGGCTGATCGATGCCATGGGTGGGGCATTGGATGATTTATTTAACCGGTTGGTGAAGATGGAGGAGTTTGTGGTTGAGGGATGAGAACAGAGAAGGACGAATAACCGAATAACCGAACAATCAAATGACGAAGGATAACCCGAAACCCATGGATCTGATCACAACTATAAACCTCAAAACGACCCCTGCCCCGCTGTGGCTCACCGGGATCGCGCGGCCGTTTAAGTTCCGAGGCCGGTTTTCCGATGCCGAGTGTAAGATAATGCGCAAGCGCCGGCGGATCCGGGTGTCCACCTGGGCCGAGCGGCACAGAACCATTACCATGGGCAAATACCAGGGGTCGTGGCGGAACGAGCTGACGCCCTATCTCGTGGGTATTATGGACGCTATAGCCTTTCCATCGGTCCGCACTTCGATCCTGTGCGCGGCCCCGCAGATAGGGAAATCGGAATGCGTCAACAACTTCGTGGCGTGGGCTATTGACAGGGCGCCGGGGCCGGTCCTGTACGTGTACCCGGACTCGCTTACCGCGAGGGAGAACAGTAAAGACCGGATCTTACCTATGATCGAATCATCCCCCCGCCTCAAAGGGTACCTGACAGGGTGGGAAGATGACAAGACATCCCTCCGGATCAGGCTGGCCCACATGCCCATATATTTAGCATGGGCGGGATCCGCTTCCAGGCTGGCAAATAAGCCCATCCGTTATGTGATATTTGATGAGACCGACAAATACCCGCCCGTGGCCAACAAACGCGAGGCGGACCCGATCGCATTAGGTGAAAAACGGGCTATCACATACCGGTATGACCATAAAATAATCAAGATCAGCACCCCGTCCACCGAGAATGCCCCCATCTGGCGGGCTCTAATGGGCAACCCGGAGGCAAAGATACAGCCCGAGGCAGAGGAAGTCTTTGACTACCACGTCCCCTGCCATGCCTGCGGTGAATACCAGGTCATGGAGTTTGAGCAGATACGGTGGGAAAAGGAAACCGACGACGAGGGCAAAGAACAGCATCCCACCCCCGGCAGGATGGAAAAGGAGTCGTTAGCCCGTTACGTATGCATCCACTGCCAGGCCGAATGGACCGACCACGACAGGGACAATGCCGTGGCCAAAGGCGAGTGGCGCCCCCGCAACCCGCAACCCGCAACCCGCAACCTGCAACAGTACCTCGAAGCCGCACGCCCTCAGAAAATCGGCTTCCACCTCCCGGCATGGGTGTCGCCCTTTGTGTCTCTGTCCACCGTGGCAGCCGCATTTCTCAAGACCCTGCATGGCAATAAAACCGCGCTCAAGGATTTCCGCAACGGGTTTCAGGCCATCCCATGGTTAGATTACACCCGGGAACGGGAAGAGGATACGATCCTATCCCTGCGTGACGAGCGCCCGAGAGGGCTTGTGCCGTCAGACGCTCAATGGCTCACCGCTGCGGTGGACACCCAGGATTATGGGTTCTGGTACGAGATCCGGGGCTGGGGACCGCCGCCCGATTATGAATCATGGCAGATCCGTGAGGGTTACGTGCCGTCTGACAGCAAACGCGACTTTACGGCCATCGAACGGGTCTTGTTTAAAGATGCGTATTATGATGCGGACGAAAACTCCTATCCTGTCCAGTTGGTCCTGATCGACGCCATGGGTCACCGGACGAGGGAGGTTTACGAATGGTCGCGCAAGTTCCCCGGGCGGGTGGTACCGGTCCAGGGCCAGGGTGGACGCATGAAGGGTACACACAACTGGTCAAAACAGGACACCTACCCGGGGACAAATAAGCTGATCCCGGGCGGTATACAGCTTCTCCAGCTTAACACCGGCCTTTATAAGGATGACCTGGCAGGCCGCCTCGAAATATCAGGCGCAGATCCGGGCGCGTGGCATCTCCACTCCGAGACATCGCTCCATTGGGCGCAGCAGATGTGCGCCGAGTTCGTCAACGAAAAAGGTGTCTGGGAGTGTCCCAACGGTAAGGATAACCACGCCTGGGATGTGAGCTATTATCAGATAGCGGGGCTGGATTTGTTTGTGAGGTTCTGGGCGCGG